GGGTCCCACATCAAGGGTCTCATCCTAAACATGATCCATTACTTTTGGCCAAGTCTGCTCAAGTTGGGGTTCGTGGTTTCTATGGTGACCCCAATCATCAAGGCTACGAAGGGTTCGGAGTCTATGTCCTTTTATACTGACTCGGCTTTCCGAACCTGGTATGGATCTGGAAAGGCTGGGTGGAAAATCAAGTACTACAAGGGTTTGGGTACCTCAACATCCGCGGAAGCGAGGGACTACTTCAAGAAGATTCAGGATCTCACAGTCAAGTTTGATATGGATGTGATGACTGACACGTCGATCGTTCTCGCATTTGACAAGAAGATGGCCGATTCACGGAAGACCTGGCTCCTTGACAGTACAGCCAAAGAGGCTTCGGAACTTGAGGTTCCCTATGGGAATGTGAATCAACTTGACATCACAGACTTTGTTCACAAGGATCTAGTGAACTTCAGTCTCGCAGACCTGAAGCGATCAATCGCCCACGTGGCTGATGGTCTCAAACCCTCACAGCGGAAGGTTATGTATTCCTGTTTTCAGAAGAACCTCAAGGATGAGATGAAGGTGGCACAATTGGCAGCCTATGTGGCTGAAAAGAGTGCCTACCACCACGGTGAAGTCTCCCTCGCAGATACAATCGTCAAGTTGGCGAATGATTACACAGGGTCCAATAACATCAACCTCCTTGAACCATGTGGTCAGTTTGGAACTAGACTGATGGGTGGGAAGGATGCATCTCAAACGAGATATATCTTTACCAAGTTGACCAAGGAGGCCCGAAAACTCTTCGATCCCAAGGATGATGCAATTCTCAACTACCTTGACGACGATGGACGCCCCATCGAACCAGACTTTTACATGCCCACCTTACCTATGGTTCTGGTGAATGGTACAGAGGGCATCGGTACGGGTTTCAGTTGTTACGTACCTCCCTTCAATCCCGAAGATATCAAGGAGAACATCAAGAGAACTTTGGGGGGTGAAGACCTAATCGAAATGAAACCGTGGTTTAGGGGTTTCAAGGGACGGGTCTACAAGGATGACACCGGTCTATGGATCACAGAGGGTATCTACAGGGACACTGGTTCCAGACTCAAAGTCACAGAGCTCCCACCTGGGAGGTGGACCCAAGACTACAAGGAGTACCTGGACACACTTGTGGAAAAGAAGGTGATCAACGGCTACACGAACAACAGCACCACGGAGGATGTGGATTTTGAGATTTTTGGCTACACCGGGAAGGACTTGGTGAAAGACCTCAAAATGAAGAAGACATTCCACACATCGAACATGCACCTCTTCCACCCAACTCGGGGCATCCACAAGTATGCGAATGCTGAAGAGATTCTCCGGGACTTTGTGGAACTCCGATTGGAACACTACAAGAAGCGAAAGGCACACCTTGTAGATGTGTTACAGAAGAGGGCTGTGATGTGTGGTCACCGCGCCAAGTTTGTCTCCATGGTCATAGAGGGGGACCTGGTGGTCTTCAAGAAGAAGAAAAAGGACCTCGAGGCCGAAATGTCCCAGACATTCCCGAAAATTGAGGGAAATTACGACTATCTCCTCAACATCAAAACGGTGCAGTACACAGAAGAGTCTGTGGAATCCCTAATCAAAGAGGCTAAGCAGGCTAACGAAGAGTTGGAACGTATAATGAAAATGAGTCACCTCACAATGTGGAAAATGGATATTAAAAATATGTAAATACTAGTAAGTATGGGTGAAGCCGCTGAGATTTCCCTAAAAGCTATTGGAAAGCAGGATACATTTCTACTTTCCAATGACCCAGAACAATCTTTCTTTAACTACGAAGCCCCACAAAGACATTCTGAATTTAGAAAGTATCATAGAAACCACAATGTTATAAACCCTGGTCAAGTTCCCAAATGGCCATTTGCTCAAAGTATCAAGGTTCAATTTAATCCCACCAACATGGGAGACCTCTTGAGTAACATGTGGTTGCGTATAAACATGCCTGGTTTAACAAATGGTAATTACGCCGATCAACTTGGTCGTCACATTCTCAAGAGTGTCACAATGTTTGTCGATGACTTAGAAGTTGAAAAGATTCATGATGATTGGGGAGTCATATATGATGAGTTATATTTAGAAATGTCTGAAAAGGTAGCAAATAGATTTCTTGTTAATAGAAGCATCGGATATGATGATTCTACACTAAATAGCAGTATATCCCAATATAAATCTGAATTGGTTATACCTCTACACTTTTTCTTTTCGAGGAAGTATGCGAGTGATGAATATTCTTCGAATAAACCAAATCGTCCTTATTTCCCTTTATGTGCCGTATACCGTCAAAAGATTGAATTTGAATTCGTATTCCATAGACAAGAATTTTTTACTGAAACTACAGACAATCTCCAGTTACCATCCTTCAACATAATAACAGAAGAAATCACGGTAAGTCCAGAAGAACGAAAATATCTAGCCAATGAAAGGCAGACGTTGATTACAGATCTGGTAAGAAAACACCCGACAGTGGTGAGTGATTTTAATACAAATGTTATCAATAACAATCTCGTTCCCGATATTCCCGTAAAATGTATCCATTGGTTTCTAAGGAACACAGATTTCGAAGATGACAGTCAACCAAAGGGTAATGAAACAAATAGCGAAACATATTATTCACAAAACCGTTTTAATTTCTCATCCAATGTCAATTTCGATGAGACTCAAACATTCTTCTACCCCATTCTAGAAAGTGCGAGCTTTTTCATCAATGGAAGTAAGCTACCAAATATCACGAAAACGAATCACAATTATTTCAAGTACCTCATCCCATACAAACATAGACTGGCGAGACCTTATAGAAATATTTACACCTACAGTTTCTCGATGAATCCGATAAATGTGGAACCATCGGGGAACTTGGACTTTAGTCAAATACAGTCAGATAAAACATCCATAGAAGTCATACTTGATACTTCTCCGGGATCTCTAGTAAATATAGCTACAAAAACGTATGCATTACATATGTACTATACTGGATATCAAACATTTGTATTTGAAAATGGGTTCATGTCGATTGCTTATTAAATAGGGAGATACGATGATCGCTAATGTAGTCTATAATATTATTCTTGATACACCATTTGATGAAATTCAACTGCGCCAATGTTGTCTGGATTTCATGAGATGTCCCTGGTATGATGTACCCAAACTTTTGAGATCTACAAAATGGATCAAAAAGTTTCTTACTGTACCCATCTAAGCTGGATTTATATGCGCAATGTACTGTGAAAAATTTACCATCCTTGGTGGTGTAGGAGATGTTATTTTTTTTTGAATAGTTTGTAATAAACCATTCTAGATTTCTTAAAGATATACCCGCCGTTTTATCAAGTATGTTTAATAGTTTAGTTCTATTCTTTTCGTCGTTGTAAAAATTATTTATTGAAGATAGTAGAATGTCGGATTTACTCATTACATAATATGGAATCCAAATCTATAAGCCCTTTAGATTTCACACACTCTGGACAATCTTTCGAGAACATTATTTCAGCCCCGTGTGTATGCTTATTTAAACTTGGTAAGTTTCTCTGTTGTATTTTTTTACCCTGATGCTGGTGATGTTTACAGTATCCATCATATTGACCATTGAATGTACATCTCTGTCCATTAGACTTGGCACCCTTACATGTTGTGATGGAAAATGATTGTGGTGCATCCCTCAAAAGGATTTCCATTGGGATGGCATGTTTTTTTGAAATAATTGTAAAAGTTTCATTTATAGCCAAGTTCACGCGCTCCTGAATTTCCGCTTCGACAAATGCGTTAAGACGTTCCTGCCAACTCATTCTTTGTAATAGATTGCTCGTATTTTTTAAATAGGTCATCAACACTTTCATCCTTCTTTAACCTACTCTGCTTGATTCTATCTTTCAATTCTGACACCTTGCCAGTTTCGTCTAAACCAAGCTTTCTACACTCTTCAATGAGCTGATCCTTTTTCATCGTGCTGAGAGCGGGTTCAGATTTCTTTTTCGGGGGTTTATGTTTATCGATAATCTCACCGAATATCTCACGCTTTGTGTTTTCAAACAATGGTTCTAAAAGATCGCATACCGGATTCAAAAACTTGTTTTCAAAGTAGTAATGATAGTCTACAGGAATGTTATTCTCTTCAACATATTTAGGATCTTCTGACTTTTCAAATGCCTTAGCCTTCGGGTCCCCAGTTTTAGTGAGTAAATATGGAACACGATCTCCCGACTGAGGTTCAGAGCCCGGTTTTCGTTCACGCATTTTTACAACCACCTGGACATGGGCCTGATTAATCCCCACACTTTCATCGCTGTTAATTGATACACCCTTTCCATTGACTTTGTATGAATCCGAAAGACTTTGACTGAGTATAAGTTTTTCATTTGGAACATCACCAGATAGAAGTTCTATAGCTCTTTCTCGAGCCAACTCCGTTGGTGGACCAGGGTCGCTCGATGTGAGGACTACATCCAACAATTCCTTGCAGACCTCGCGGACATGGGGTGTGTTGTCGCGGCGGACAACCTGGAGACCCTTGATGTCTATGTAATCCATATGCATTTGATCATCCTTCCCCTTCGTCCACAACTTGGCGGCGTATCGCTTTTTAGAGTACAAAAAGTAAGGCCAGTATACCTTCTCAAGCTCCAAGTTGTTCGGCTTTTTGAATAGGGCGCTACACTCCTCTGCAGCACGTTCCCCAATTTCCCAACTATATTCAACAGCCTCCACACCCTTCCTGTCACCAACATCGAACTCGACCATGACTGAATCCGTGTCACCATACCTCACCTTTGCGCCCGGGAAGTTCTTCTCGACGTAGGTTTTCGTCTCTTCAATCATCATTCGACCCTTACACGTTGTCGTAGAGGCAATCGGAACACATGGAAGAATACCCTTCCCAGCCCCAGTGAAACCGTACACAGAGTTCATAGAAATTTTATATGCCAACTGCTTACCATTGTAAACTTCTTTCATGGAACCCGTAGCCGCAGCCATGTCTTTCTTAGCCTTTTTACGAAACTGTTTGAGTTCCAGTAAAACACTTGGTAAAAGACTTGGAACGTCTTGAGCAAACTTGTATTTCCGATCACCGATTTCAAAGGTTTCGTAGGTGATTCCGGGAATGGCACCATATCTCTTCTCATCCATGACGTACGATGAATAACATAGGTTGTGGGCCATCATGATAGACGGGTACAGAGCCTCAAAATCTAGGGCTGTAATTGGTGTGTAGTACGCACCCTTCTGAGCGTCGAGAACAGTCGCACCCTCGTATGGTTCTTCCGGTAAAGCACCGTACCTAATTGTTGGTACTTTAAAATTCAGCTCACGAGCCTTTTTCGTGAGCTGGCTGAAGACCTTGATCTGCTGCCCCCGTTCTACGAGAAAGCAGAGAGGAACCCACGTAGCCTTCGCCATTTCCAGAAGATTCAATAACGTGCACATCTTCTTCAGTAACTTGTGTGGGAGTAGGGTATCCTTGATACAGTACTCGGCAACTTCGCCAAGTTTTTTTGGGTCACCCTCCTTATAACGCATAAACATCTCCTTTGGGGACATGTCAATTTTTTGGTCGCCGAGATATATCTTTGATACGTTATTGAGACTGTAAGAATCCAACTTGTAGCCCTTTTTTACTTCGTGAAACATATCAAACACAAACCTCCCAGGAATGGGAAGAAGTTTCAATACGTTATCACCCAATGCACTTGAACTCAACTTCTTGATTGAGATATTACACGTGTGATTTTTAATTTTACTCATTTGGTAAAACGTGTGCTCACAACCACAAATTATAGCTCGGTTGTAAATATACGAGAGATCAAAACCAAATATATTCCACCCCGTCAAGATATCTATATCCTTCTCGTGTAAGTAACGACCGAAAGCTTCGAGCATTTCCCGCTCTGTGTCAAAACTCAGGGTATCGGGTCCCTCAGTTTTCTTGTAACAGAAGCAAACCTTTTCATACGGTTCATCGTTACCAAATGTACACAGAGAAACGGCTATCTGAAAGCAAGCGTCGCCAATAATATTTGCATCAGGAAATTTACCGGTAGAACTATTACATTCAATATCAAAGGATGCGACGACAAATGGAGCAATGTCATCACGCGCGACCGGTTTTAGAGTTGTCCAGTCATTACAAAATAAATCAATCGCCGCAGTTGATAGATGAGATCTAACACATTTATCACCAGTATCAAACCATCCAGTAGACTGAATACCAGTTCTATGCATCAAGCGTAAAACCGGATCTAAATTAGACTCGTACACCTTGGCACTAAACTCACCCGTTGTAAGATAGAATTTGTTTTTGTTCAAAAAATAGTCAACCCGACGACGCCTCTGTAAATTTTTGAAATTCACTTTCATGAATTTGAAATTTTGATTATTCTGAAAACCCCATACATCTTTAGATTCCACGATACTATACGACTCGATACACTCAGGACACTTTCGTGTAAGTTTGTCATAAAGTTCAGAAGGTATCATACGCCCATCAATTTTAATAAAAAAGTAAGGCGTAAACGTAGTTGTTACACACACGGATTTACCCGTTTCAGTTTTACCAAAAATACTAATAATATGTTCACCAATGGTTCCAGTCATCTCATCGTCAGGTTCATCCCGAGCTTCCCAGGTCAACGCTTGTGCAATCACCATGTGTTACTATCTATCCCAATTTTTAATATCATTTATTAATAAATGTCTGCTGCTTTAATCGAGCTCGTGTCAGTGGGTGCCCAGGATGTATACATTACGGGAGACCCCGAAGTTAGTTTCTTCCGTCAGAACTACAAACGGTATACCAATTTCGCAATGAAGCCCGAGCGCTTAGATTACATCGGCACCTTCGGTGCTAATAACGAGGTTGTCATTCCTGTCCGCTCCAAGGGTGATCTCATGAGTTACATCTGGATCGAGGACAATCTCATCTCAAATGTTCAGACCAACCCCGACGGTCTCTTTTCCTCGGGTGCCGCTGGTCCAACTGAATTTGGTCTCTGGATTGGTGGCCAAAAGGTGTCGCAATTGGATTCTCTATTTATTCAGGGTGTCCACAACCCACTTCTCCGCGACAACGCGGCTAAGGCTTCGTGTGCCATTACAACTAACAACAAAAAGTCTAACCACGGTGGTGATCATTTTATGATCCCCTTCTTCTTCAGCGAGGACTGGACCAAGGTTCTTCCTTTAGTGGCCCTCCAATACCACGATGTGGAGATCCGCATCAAGTGTCGCGACGGGTACACCCCCACTGGAACTCCAAAGGTTTGGGGTAACTACATCTACTTAGATACAGATGAACGTAAATATTTCACAGATAATGAACACGAACTTCTCATCACCCAAACTCAACACCAACTTGCCTCCAATACCGATACAGAGATTGATCTCACATATTTCAACCACCCAGTGAAATCTATCCACCTTGTTTCTGGTAAGGCTACGGGTAATGACTGGGATTCCGAATTCACTTTCCAAAAGTCGTCTCTCTACATCAATGGTGTTCCCCTCTTCGAGGATACCTCCAACGTCTATCACCACACAGTCGTTCCAGAAATGCACAGCACGGATCTCCCAGACGACATTCTCGAGGATCTTCCCACGTTCACATGGCCATTCTGCCTCAACTTGAGTAAGATGCAGCCTACCGGGACTCTCAACTTCTCCCGCATCGATAACGCTAAACTCGCATTAACTGGACCCACAGGGGGTAACGCGCTTCACCGTATTTATGCGGTAAACTACAATATCCTCCGCATCAAAAACGGTATGGGTGGTGTAGCATTTGGAAATTAAACCTAAGTGATATTGAGCCCCTCATATTTTTAAGTAAACATGGTGAAATCGTCACGTACTAGAACAGCCTCTGTAATCAAAAATGCTCTATGTGTCAACACTAGAAGCCAAACCCTCATAAAAAAAGCAATTCAAACTTCAAAAGAATGTTATAGATTGGCTTTAGAGGCCGATATGAAACGCAAACAGTCAGAGAAACAAACAGTTTCCCTACAAATCCAGGTTTCAATCCTGACCACGGAAGTGAAACGCCTAAAGGAGCTTAAACCTGATGATGCACGTGTACGGGTTCGGCTCAACCGGTTCCTAGGTGACACAGACACCAAAAACAACAATACAATCAAAGGCGCCCTACAGAGGGCGCGTCGAGGTGAATGTAACCCTGACAAGATGCATCAGAAGACGAAACGTCTATTAAAGGAGAGTAAAAGATGGGACGACGCAGTTAAGCTATATAGATATAGTAAGAGTGGCTCTCCAATGTATAAGTTAATTAACATTTCGTAAAAGTAGTAATTCAAGTACCACTTTTACGTAATTGTAATATGTATTTATTTTTTTGACTCAAGGATCTCTTTAGTCTTCTCGTACATCCTTGTGCCGTGGAAGGTTTTATCCTTCACCTCGTCCCAAATCTCCAGACGACCTTCCAGGAATGTAACAAACTTTTCGGGATCCCCGGCGCTCTTGTAGCGAACCCTCTCACCCCCAAGAGCCTTCTTCATCGCCTCCTGTTTACCCTTCATATACATGGCTTCACGTTCTTCATATGTCATACGAGTTGAAACTTCTACGTTTCCCTTGGCAACCATTTTATACTATTAAGATAAAATCTTTATACTAATTAAGAATGCTTATACTTCTGTTTAGTTTTATAGCGGCTTTAACCGCTTACACGTATACAGGAAAGTCCCTCGTTTCTGGAAAACGTGCCAAAGAAATGATAAAATCAGGTAAAATACAAGCAGTCGTAGATGTACGAACGACATTTGAATACAATGTCGGACACTACCCAAAAGCTATACATATACCAACCAACCGTATCAATAGAAAAACGACATCCAAACTCCCCAAAAAGGGATTACTCGTTTACTGTAATACCGGGCAGAGAGCAAGGCGCGCCGCAGAAAAATTGAGAAAGTTGGGTTTTACTGACGTGTATTACATAGCCGGTACCTATAGGTCACTCTTTTAACAAAAATGATTTTTAATTATATCAAACTCCCTCGCGTGTACTCCCGATCTCGAAGATGAAACCCGCGCTTTACGAATTAGTAAGTCGTTGACCGTATCCCGATCTAAAAGTTTTAAAAAATCAATCTTTTCCTCCATGTCTGATAATGTGTACCCCTCCTTTTTAGATTGCACATATGGCCATACATGTTTACGTAAAGATGCCAATTCTGCTTCTATTCTTACAAGTTGGGGGAGAATAACTTCTCTAATCAACACATTTGTCTCGTGTAGATCATCTTTGAATTCAGTCATATCCACAAAGAACCTTTAATCTTTAAACACCTAAGTTGTGAAGTACCAATCATTTTGCATGGTTATAAAAAATGAACGATATCAAAAAAAACTTTCTTCGCAAGATAAGTAGAGGTATCCATGTTCTCATGGCCTCGTCCTACTTATCTGACGAAATTGGTCTACAACCATTCGGAACAGTTGAAACTTTTATTTCAAGAAAGTTTATTGTATACGATACCAATGCTATCGGCACCCCTAGACATTGGTTCTCGGATTCTAAATTTGATTTAGAATTGGATACTGTGTCCGACGATGAATTAATAGGATTTCTGCTTTACTTGGATGATGTAGACATGTACATAAAGCGGGTATATAGTGAAGCACAATTATCCTACGAGGACATGACCGAAGAAGAATATGAAATTGCGCGGATGATTGAAGATAGAACTATCACAACTTTTAAAGATTTTTTGGAGATAAAGAATTAGTTTTATATTTTAATATGATTATACCGATTATCACAGTATGTCTTTTTGAATTTGGGTTTATCCCTAAAACTGAACCACACCTAATAAGGAAATTTAAACTCAATCGTCTCAAAAAAATTCCTAGAGAATGGGAAAATGGTAGTATACACGCAGATGAAGTTGTAAAAATTATGAATGATTTTTCCAGAGAATTCCATCGATTGAAAATACAAGAAGATACCCGCGTTTTTACTCTTATGGGTATAAAATCGGCTGAAGACATTTTCAGATCCTACATTGGTGGGGAAACCGGAAAGGATCTACTTATAATTTCTAAAAATTGTATAGTTGAATCTATTGCGAAACGGTTTAATCTAGATAAAATTAAAGATATACTAGAAAATTGGAAGGGTGAAAATGTCGTTGAAGTTAGAACAATATTGTCACACTACATAAATGAACTCGAAACATTTACAGATGAAGAAGAAGAGGAGATAAAGATGACGGGCTTTTTTAAGGGCAAAGACGATTTAATTGAAAAATATATAGGATCCGAAAAATACAAGACTCTTGATATTATGGTTGCATTTTTTGATAAGATGGATGCCATCATTCGCGGATAACAATACCATACCTCGTTTTCATAAAGTCCCTCACACCCCCAAAGGTGGGAAAACTCCATAAATACCAACGTGACCAGAAACCCGCAGTACCCACTCCACTTAACCCCCAGTCCTCTTTACTACTGGTGGTTACGTTGAGCATCATGTTTTGTATTTTTTTGGGGTCTCTCTCTGCTATCGTACGCGGGGGAACTCTACCACCATGTCGCAACACATAGGAACGCATTCTCGAAGGGGTTTTATGCTTCGTGTAGTCAGAATACCCACTCGCACCAAAATCCACCGTCCTACCATCTTCTAAGGTTGCTCTGAATTTCTTTTTTTTATCTGGGCTACGGGTGACGCGAACGCGCATACTTATACTATACTAACAAAATTTACATATTGCAGGTCTTGCAGCCACCGTACGACTCCTTCTTTGGAAGGAAAAAAAGGTGCTCTGGACCACGCTTGACGCGGTAGAGATGATCATACATGTGATAAAGGCCGATAGCCACCATGATACCGGCCAAAACCATACCCGAGGCACCCCGGTTGCGAGAGGAATACACATACGCAATTATAAGACCGAGGATAACGATCTGAACCACAGTCATATCGGGAATTTTAAAAGCGGCAGATTTCCGCTTGGAGGATTCATCCTTGACTGGTTCAGGTGGAATGAACATTTGGTTAGCCTGGGTGTCGTACCCAGATGTTTTACTGTAACAGTGAGGCATTTATTATATGTATAGAAAAAAATTATAAATGCCTTCGACAGGTGGCTATATACATGTCACTCCCCCCAATGAGTTCAAGCTCCTGATTTTTTACAATCCTCTTAGTAAAAGGGCCCGGTGTTCCATCTTTGCAGCGCATACAGAGAGCAGACAACTTTGTGACCTCACATGCTATTGGGATACAATCCAAGAGTTCACCAAACTTATTTTGAAATGAATCTCCATCTAGACCCGCTATGATGACATCTTTATTTACACACATGCAGTACTCGACAAACTCCTTGAGACGGGGGAAGAACTGAGCCTCATCGATAGCTATGATATCCGCATTATTAAATTCCTCGTTGTTTACGAGTTCGAAAAGTTCGTAGACCTTAAAACAATCAAACCTTACATTATCGTGGGTCTTCAAAACTTCATCAGGGGATCGTGTATCTTTGGCAGAATTGACAACCAATATTTTCTTACCGATGATCTTTAAACGCTTAAGTCGTCTAATCAACTCAGAAGTTTTACCTGAAAACATATTTCCCATAATTATCGAAAGCCCCATCCTATCTCACTAATATAATCTTGTATTTTTTATATGGGTGAAATACATCGATGTCAATTTCTAAATTATAAGGGGTACTACAATCCAGTTACGGGGCGTGTAAAGCTTGGGAATCACCTGTTTCCGGATATCCACACCGCCGTAAAGTTCCTGTCAAAAAATTCTAATAAATGATATGTATATACTACTGTTATTACTATTACTTCTAGTATATCGATTTTTAAATGAAGACCTCAGAGGGCTGAAGTATGGTGATAGAATGGTTCACCCCCCAGATTACCCAATGCTCATTGAAGATGATGATTTTCTACCAAAAACGAAATGTAAAGAAATCGCAACCCATCTAGCGAAACACAAAGCCATGAGTATGAATGGTTTCTGTATGAAGTTTTGTGATGACGAAAAAACAAAACAAAACTTTATCGATCACGATCTAGAAGATTTATATAATATTTTCATCCGCGTAAAGGAACCAAAGACTAATGGATTTATAGCTAATATCGTTTATTTCTCACCCGCGAAATTTGCAGCGTCTGGTGGACAGTATATGCCAGGACATTACGATGGGATGATAAAAAAACGGGACTGGTTAAGAAGACAGTATATGCCCCTATGTACATCTGTTGTGTATATAAATTTACCACCAGAATTTACAGCAGGTGAACTCTTTTTGAAAAAGTATCAAGAAGATGAAATTTATAAAAAAGTTAAACCTAAAGTGGGAAAAATGGTAAGATTTAGAGGTGATATGTTTCATGGTACCGAAGAGATTGAAAGTGAACACAATGTAGATAGATTTAGTATTGTTTTTGAACAGTATATAGTTCCAAATCCTTCCAAAGAGTTTATAGTTGAAGATTTATGGACAGAGATGAATATGACTGAAGATGGTTTACCGATGTTTGGATAATATCCAAAAAAATACCAAACAAAAGTATATTGACGGTACCAGGAGGTGGCAAAATTCTAATTTACGAAATGTATTATGGCATGAATGGTTATCGAAATCATTAAATCAAATGGAAAGGGGGTTGCGTAATATGTGCGATAAATAAATTGAAAACGGAATTAAACTATTTTCTCAATAAAAAGTAAGAATGAATAACACAATAATTAATCAAAAATACCTATTACGTATTTTTTCCAAAGTGAATAAACTTAATAATGTTCCAACACAGGAAAGACCAGTAT